AAATCCTCTACTCCATTTTTGTGCTCTGTCCTCCACAAATACTTCAAACACGCCCCCCGGCAATAAGATTTAAAGCCTTCATGCCCAAGTGCAGATTTTAAAGCATCGATACACTCGACAGAACCCTGGGTATAGTGTGCCGGTTTATTAACGACGTCAACTGTCCCGCACCCGAAATCAACAACGTCACCCTTCAAATCCCAAAAATCTGACATGAGAACTCGCCTATTAGTACTTAAACATAGTGGTTATGTCTAAGCATGTGTTTTGATTTTTTAATAAAACGTTACTGTACTTGTTGTCTAAATGCTCCAGTAATCCGCAAGGAGCAATACGAAGCTTATCTCCATCACGAATTAATGGCACCACTCGGCGGTGTTCTTGATCGGTGCTAAGAGATTCAAAAGCAAGACCTAAAGAACTTCTGTCAGCTATCGGCCAACAACGAAATTTCGTTAAATCAAAACTTCTTATGGGATCACAACTCTCAGACACGATATACTTCTCAGCCATTTCAGGGTCCAGTATCATCATTCCCATATAAGGATTACCGAGGGACGCAAAACAAATAAAATCATCACAAGGAGTCATAAAAGTTTGCACGTTATAGGGGCGATCTCCCCACACTGCTTGAGTAGGTCCGTTTAAATTCCAAGTTCTGTGGTTATCAAAAGGAATAAGTAAATTCTCTCTACGTTCTACCCGGCAAAAACCTGGTTCGAGATTTAAAATTTTAAGTTTATCTTTCCAAGCAAGCCAATAGTCAAAGTTTTCACGTGTAAATAGCATATCGTTCTCTGTATATACATAAAAATCGTAAGTTTTATTCTGAACAACTTGTTTTAAAAGATGTTTATGCGCCCAAGTAAGGCTGAAACCTACGTATTCAGGTTCCGCTACGATTATATTTAAATTACAAGGACCTAAATTAGGTTGTAACAAGTCCAAGACAGCTTGTTTGTCTTGTTTATGTTCGAAGTCAATAAAAATATAAAAGTCTTTAACACCTGGAAGAGTTATGTAGCCTTTTAAAGTCTTTAAAAGAACGTCAAATCGCTCTAAAGGATTGTGCGCTGTTACAGCGATAAAGTAGTTAGTAAGTATTGGTTCGTTATCGGAAATCATCAATACTCCATTTCGAAACCACCTCGGCGTTGCAGAAAACAGATTAAATGTGTGTATGCATCAAGTAAGTCATCGTGCGAAGTAGCTCCAATGTTGATTAACTGGTCGAATAATAGATCAAATTTACGGTACCGATTAAAAATTACTTTTTTATTTTCGAGCAGACCTAGTGTCCCCCTGAATCTAGAGACTTTGTCGCCCCTGAACCCATTTACCTCGTGGATATGGATGTTACTAAGTCCTTTATCATTCAGCAAAATTCTTCGAAGATCAGCCGCTAACGATGCTTGATACGCAACAGCTTCCACGACTAACGTGCACGTGGAATATGTCGGGAACAACTCACCCGCTGCGTTCTCTACCAAGATACCCCACTCAACAAGCATCTTACAAAGTAAGTCAATCTTCTCAAGATTACCTATAGAGCGAACCTGATGCGCGTCAATAATATAGTACTTATCTTTTACCCTACCGCCCAAGACCATCGCAGTATAGTCTGAAGTTTCACTACGGCTAGCTGATAGATCCACGCCGACTGCTAACGAATCAAATTCTGTTACAACATCTCCTTTTACAAGTAGATCAGGCGAGAGAATTAAATCGGAGGTCATTACCGGTTGCTGCTGATACTGATAAGCGAAAGCAACAGGATCAAGTTCTTTTTGACCTAGCAAATAGTCAACACTCCACTGTTCGGGCCAATAACTTTCAGGATTACTATCGTTGTCGTACGTCAATGCTTCTTGGGTTACCTGTTTCCAACCTCGTTCAGGTACAAACATTGTTTTGTGAATATCTAATGGGTGGAATCGGGTACCTAAACAGATGGCTCGACCACCCTCAAAAATAATAGGTGCAATAACCGACGACCAATTATTATTCATCTCCTCACGAATTGTCGGGTTGCGTATATCTGCAGAACTTTTAACTGGGTCATCCACGAGGCATAAATGGGCTCGTTTAGATGTAATGGATCCTCTGAGGCCAGCAGCGCGAAGAGTAAATTCTTCGTCACCAACTCGAGATATGCCTGCGTAGTCAAAATCAATCGACCAACCTACATCACTCTGCATTCCCGGTTTAAGCCGACAAGTGGGAAATATTTTTTTAAATTCGGTCGAGTCAACTATCTGTTTAATAATTCTACTTTTCGGTATAGCGGTATTAATGTTGTACGAGATATAAATAATTTGTAGGGGCATTTTAGCGGCTGTGTGGCGACCTATGCACCACGCGGTAAACATGTTCATCACAGTGCTCTTCGCTGAACCTCTAGGACTTAGTATGTCAAGGTTTGGTCCTGCTATATCTAGTAGATACTTATTGCTATCTCCTGTTATCAAATGTTTGTACCACTCCAACATATGCCTTGCTGGTGGCTTATCAAGCAACGTACAAAACGTTTGGAAATCACTAGCCGCCCTTGTGAATATAGTATCTAAAACTGGAGCATCACTGTCAAACGCTTTAGCCGCCCTCATTTGTAGAGCGCGGCGGTAAGCAAAAGTTTCACGACTAGGCATAAAAGGTAATACTGTCTGTATACTGATAGCAAGATTCTAACCCCAAATGGCAAAAATTCTGTGGTACGGAGATATCCTCTCAAATACTGGGTTTGGTAGAGTTACACACAGTATCTTAGAGTACCTCCAAAAGAACCATGAGATTGTAGTTGTAGGAATAAACTACTCAGGTGATCCGCATGATCTGCCTTTTAAAGTTTATCCAGCAGCAGCTAAAAATCCTCAGGATCGATTTGGTATTGGACGTCTGCCTGAAATTGTCGACACAGAAAAGCCTGATTTTATAATCTGTCTAAATGACATCTGGGTAGTAAATCAAGTTTGGGAACGTGTTCATCTACTTAAAGATCAGTATAAATTTAAATTTATTGCTTACTTCCCACTAGACTCACAGTGGTACATTGAGAGTCATATGCGGTTTGTGAAGGACTGGGACTTCGCAATCACGTTTACGATCGAGCAAGCTCAGCGGGTAATGCAGTTAGGAGTAAAACCTAAGTTACTAGGGGTAATACCTCATGGGGTAGAGACAAGTAAATTCTTCCCACTAGATAAGCTAGAAGCTCGTAAGCAACTTCAGATACCAGAAGATAAGTACATTGTTCTAAATGCAAATAGAAACCAACCACGCAAACAAATTGATCTGACGATAAAAGCGTTTGCGGAATTTGCAGTAAATAAAGACGACACTATGCTCTACCTGCACATGAGTGAAAAAGATCTTGGATGGGATATCCGAGCTATCTTTGAGACGGAGATGAAACGTCGAGGGCTTAAATCTGAACAACGATTATTAATGACTACCACAAATATCGATTACTGCAATGCTCCTGCTGATGAACTTCTTAATCTGATATACAACGCATCCGATGTTGGGGTTAACACAGCTAACGGGGAGGGTTGGGGTCTAGTTTCTTTCGAACATGCGGCTTGTAAGAAACCGCAGGTGTTGCCCAACCACACGTCATTTGCAGAGGTGTGGAAAAACAAAGCGTTACTGGCTGATGTAGCAGCTTGGATATACGATAAAGATTTAGGAGTGGAACGGGGTATTGTTGATATTAAGGATATGGCAAACAAGATGACCAGCTTATATGAAGATAAAGAGCTGACCGAGAAAGTAGCGAACGACTGTTACGAGGTTACAACCAACCCGTCGTACCGATGGGATAAGATTGCCGAAGGTTTTGAAAAGGCTATGGAGGAGATGTCGAAATGAGCCTACAATTCCATCGCTATCGTACGTACCACAACCGTGCAGTAAGGCCAGTTTTAATCCCTACAAAAACTGGATACCCTTCCGTCTACCAACAGGCCAAAAGCATAGGAGGAACATTTACCCGAATAATCGATGGTTTACCTGAAACAAACGTAGCAAACTTCAGTCCGTGCATTTTAAAACACAAAAATTCAACGTTAATCGCGTGGCGATCACAGCCTGAGCCTTTTATTTTCAGACACGATAATAAATATTTCTACTACAACAACACGCCCACAGACTTATATATCGGTGAGCTTCTTAACGATGAGTCAATCGTCGCAGCGCGTAATTTAAAACCTAGCAAGCACAGGCTCAGCTACGAAGATCCCCGATTGTTTATTAGCCCTGACGACACTTTACAGTGTCAATTTGTCACAAGCACATATGCCACTAAATGGGATACGACTAAACATAAACTTATAAAAACACCCAAAATTTGTGTTGGTACAGTAAGTAAATTTGGTGCTTTAGTTGACTGTGTGTTTCCTGATATAGGAACCAATCTGCAAGAAGGAGGGTCAGAAAAAAATTGGTGTTTCTACACGGACAAAGACCAGCTCAAACTCTTGTACTCGACAATTCCTTTAACCATAAAATCACCAGGCAAAACTGACGTCACAATTGATTCATCTTGTTTAAAAAAACTAACAGGTGACCACCCAACATTTAATTCCACGGCGCCTATTGCTGTCGGTGATGAATGGCTTGTGTTTTTTCATTGGAAGTATATGGTGTACGAATTAGATAAAAGACCTTACCTTCTTTACTCACTGGGCGCATACACACTCGATGAACAACAAACAAAAATTACGCGAGTGATAAGAGAACCTCTTTTTGTGGGGTCTACTCAAGACGATTTGATTACGTGGACCGATTGTTTGGGTAACGACGTATCAAATCAACCGGCATGCATCCTTCCTTTCGGGTGCTTTATTGAGAACGAAGAAGAGCTAGTGATGTCTCTTGGTGTGAATGACTATTTTATGGGTATTTTTAGAACCCCAGTTGTTAATATTCTTGCTCTTCTAGAGCTAATTGACTAGGTTATTTAAGTTTTTTCTTCTCGTTCAATCGTGCTCCAAATAACAATGGAGGCATCTTCAATGAGCGCACTCATCGTAGGTTGATCTTGGAAACTATTCATTAGTTCACGCAAACAGCGATCGGCTCCAGCAAGAAGTAGTCCGCGACGATCTACCCCGTCTGTTAACTGCCGGACAGCTTGGATATGACTACGTAGTTCTTTTTGA